GTAGATACTGGCGAGTTAACTAGCGAACAAGCACAAGCAATTGTTGATGCTGTACAAGATGCGCCAACCGAAGTAAAAGAAGCCTTTGAAGAAGAAATTAACGTCTTTGAAGGTGGCTTTGATAACTATGTTCCTACGGATTCTACGGTATCTGTAGGGGTACGCCGTGTTGTAGTAGCCGCCACTACGGTATCATTTATACTGCCTGCACCAGTTGTTTCTAGTCGTAGACGATAACTCCACAATCCCCGTAGAGCCTCCTAGGAGGCCCGTAGACAAGCGCAAATAGGCAAAACGACCTTCTACTAAGGAGCATTGTGAAAAGACTTTGGAATGAAGTACATGGGCTGGTTTGGACACTGGCTGGAACTGGCATGGTCCTTATTACCCTGTCTGGGCAAACCCTAACTTGGGGTGTGTGGATTACTGTGGCTGGACTTGTTGTACACTTCGTTGCTGTCGCTGGAAAGGGTAGTGACACAGACGAAGAGTAGAGGTTTATGGGTAACAAAACGATTGGGTTTTTGACATACGATTGGGCGCACGGGACAAAGCCACTACAACCAAACGGTTGTGCGTGGTATCGCTGTTTTCTTCCTATGAAAGAGTTGGAGAAGTTTGAGTGGCGTGTTGGTATGGGGTTTCCACGCTGGCACGAAGACCACGGTTACGGATTAATTGTCGCTAACGACAAAGCCATTCACGGGTGGGAAATCCTCGTATTTAAATTGGTGATGCGTAAAGAAATCACTGACATGGTAAAGGAAGCAAAGAAAAAAGGACAAAAAATCGTTGTTGATATTGACGACTTTTTTGAAGGTCTTGAGCCAACTAACCGTGCGTATGCGGCTACTGACCCAAAACTACACCCAGAAAATAACCGTGACCACTATTTCCACATGATTAATGAAGCAGATGCGGTAATCACATCTACTCCATTTTTGTATGAATTCTATTCTAAAAAAAGAAAAAATGTGTTTCTAATCCGCAACGGAATAGATGTTGACCGTTGGAAGATGCGTAAAGACAAAGCAAAACGCTCTCCCGTTGTTGGTTGGGTTGGTGCTACACCTTGGCGGTCTAGTGACTTAGAAAGCCTTAATCCACACGTTCCTAAGTTTTTAAAACAACATAACTTAACTTTTCATCACTCTGGTCACACACCAGATGCGCCTTTTGCATATTCACAACTTGGGCATTACCGACAGAAATCAACAATTATGCCGATGGCTCCAATTCTTGATTACCCTAAGTTGTTCCCACCTATAGACGTTGGTTTAGTTCCCCTAAACAATGTTGAGTTCAATCATGCAAAGTCTTTTATCAAGGGACTTGAGTATGTCGCTGCTGGTGTTCCTTTTATTGCATCATATTCACCTGAATATCAATACCTTGCGGATGCTGGGGTAGGGCGTATTGCCAAAACTCCAGAGGAGTGGAAGTACCACCTAAAGGAACTACTTGACCCAAACATGCGTAAAGATGAAGCAATGGTAAACTACGAAGTAGTTAAAGAGCAGTTTTCAATGGAAAAACGTGGCTTTGATTGGAATGAAGTAATGGAGAAAATCTCAGCATTATGATTACCCTAGATGACCTAACGATACCTGCTCCCCCCATTGGCCCAATGGATTGGAATGCAGACGGATTTGTTATTAAGAAAAACTTTGTTCCAGAAGAGTTGATGGTCAATTATGAACAATGTTGGTTAGAGAATAACTCCGAGCGACCTGGTGGGTGGCCTGATTGCACACCGTATCGCAGACATCCAGAAGTGATGGATATTCTTACTTACAGTGGAATTACTAATACTATGCAAGACCTTATTGGTGAACCTGCTGGTCTTCATTTAAATCTAACGGGGTGGGTTACTACTCGCCGTAATTGGCATCAAGATTCTTATTTAAATCCAGACCATGTTGGTGACTATTATGCTGCTATCTGGATTGCTCTTGAAACCATTCACCCAGACTCTGGACCTTTTCAATTTGTTCGTGGTTCACACAGGTGGCCTACAGTTACTAGGGAAAAGATTCTTGCTGCACTTAGTCCAGATGAGCAAGACCATACATGGCCCAAACATAGTGAACGACTACTTACCCCATTGTTTGAAGCAGAGATTGAGAAACGTAACGCTGAAGTAATCACGTATCTGCCAGAGCGTGGTGATGTGTTGTTTTGGCATGGTAGGTTATTACATCGTGGTTCTGAGCCTAATGTTGTTGGTATGCCACGTAAATCTTTGATTGCTCACTATTCAGGAATCAATCACCGTCAAGATATGCCAACAGCAAAAAATAATAATGGTGGGTGGTATTTCCCACTAGAAGGTGGTCCTGTTTCATGAAACTTTTAAATGTTGGTTGTGGAACCCATTACGCACAAGGTTGGGTAAATACAGATACATGGGAAACAGATGACACCAAACCAGATGTCAAGGTAGCCCCTGGTAAACCGTATCCGTTTGAAGATAATACGTTTGATGCTATCTACATGGGTCATGTGCTGGAGCACATTCCTTGGTTAGAGGTGTCTACATTCCTCAAAGACATGCAACGTATTGCTAAACCCAATGCTCCAATGCTTGTCGTTGGTCCAGATGTTCATAGAACTATTAAACGCTGGAAAGAGGGTTTAGAGCCGTGGTGGTTGGTGGAGTCAGTTATGGAGCATTTAGATGTCCCTGATACACATGTTCCTGGATTGGAATGGTGGGATGGCGCTCACCACCATTGGAATTGTCATGAGTCAAGAGTTGAGAAATTGTTAAATTCATTGGAGTTTAACAATGTTGTCAATTTATTTGATGTGATACCTAATAACCCAGCAGGAAAATCATGGTTTGATGCAGAGAGCCAAATTGAATGGCCTGTTGTTGGTAAGTATTACTGGCAATTCTGCCTAAAGGTTAATAACAAACTATAATTGGTGCATGGCTAGAGCACGAGGTTTAGGAAACGCAGGTAGGGCAAGAATCAAGGACTCTTTGCAGGCGTTTGCCCTTTCTGACGAGCAAACAAAGCAAGCCTTGTTTAACGAGGAAGAATGCTTTGACCCCTGGGTTGCTAGTACAGGTGGCGTGGACAATGCAACGCCAGACATGTTAGGTGAAAGAACAAACGGACAAGACAGCACTCGCTTTACTTTTGTCCAGTATTTCTTTAACCCAGAAACTATGGTTGGTGATATCTACATGGACTTCCGTGGAAAGAAGGGTAGAAAAAACCCAACTAAGTACGTGTTTAACAATGTCCCTGTTTACCAAGCCAAGCGTTTCTATGAGGCTCTTTCAAAAGGTAAAACATTTAACACTGGTGGTATGAGTGGTGGTTATGTTGACTTTGACCCAGACCATTTCAACAGGCCGCAAGCAACGCCATTGGGTAGGAAGTTGCAGTACGGAGCATTTAGCCAACAGCAAGAAGACCAAGGGTTCCCTGATGTTGAACAGCAAGACACCAGGCAATACCAACTCCCACTTGATTGGCGATAACGACTAGTATCTACCCCCATGAATATAGTTCGTGGAATTTGGTTTGTCTATTGGATTGTCCGTGATACTGGTACACCTAATATCCCACATATCGCAATGGGTACATGTCAAGAACTCGGTGGGTACTGGCGTAAAGGTAAGGGACCGCAATTACGGTTTGGTAAGTACTTGTTTCAATTTGGGTTGTGTAGACGTAACGAAATCAAGAGTGAAAAAGAAGGACTATTATTTGCGTTAGGTGGTCGTGAGATGGACACAACAATAGAGGAGATTAAACAGTGGCACTAGGGATATTTAAAAAGGAAGAAAAATCGCATGATAAACTTCCACCAAGTAAGGCGCAACAACGAGCCGCTAAGTTAGATAACTCTTCTTTGTACGGTTGGATGGATAACTCAATCATGGCTTTGGGTGCTTCTTTTGATGCGTGGAGATTTAGAGATGCCCCAGCAAGTGAAGTAAATGATTGTGTAGAAGCCTTACAAGTTATTTGGTCAGAGATAGAAAAGAGAAAACAATGAGAGCACCAGAAGAACTTAAGATGGACAGAACTATTGGGCTAGCAAATGACCTAGCAGTTCGTGTTCAAGCGTTCCCACACAATGGGTTGCTAAAACGGGTTGATTACCGACTAATTGCGGATACGGAAGACATGCACGATTTCCTACTTCAGATAGAAAAGATGGTGGATGAGGTAGAGGCTAACCGCCGTATGTACGCCCCGAATAATCCAGACCAGTTATCACTTTTCTAAATTAGGGTAGGCTTGTAGGGTATGTCGGATTCCCTATTGGACCAAGAACAAGAGTTACTAGCCGAAGAGATTGTTGAAGAACTTGACGAAACCTCGGCTGAGTTTGTTGACCAGTTAGTTACAAAACTGGTTCTTTTTACTGAGCAGTTTTGCGATGTTGAGTTGTTCCCGTACCAAATTCCTATTGCGTACAGAATTATTGAGTCCATTGTTTTGGGTGACGGTGAAGAAATAACTCTTATCGCAACTCGTCAGTCTGGTAAGTCAGAAGTTCTTTCTAACGTACTTGCATCAATGATGGTCATTCTTCCAAAACTTTCAAACATCTACCCAACCTGGCTGTCTAAGTTTGAGAAAGGTTTTTGGGTGGGAGTGTTTGCGCCAACTGAAGACCAAGCAGACACCGTGTTTAGTCGTATCGTAAGTCGTTTGACTAGCGAACACGCCCTTGGTTTTCTTCTTGACCCTGAACTGGATGACAAGGCTACCTCTGGTGGTACTCGTGGTAAGGGAAAAATCATCACCATGAAGCGCTCTGGTTCTATCTGCCGAATGCAGACCTGTAACCCAAAGGCAAAGATTGAATCAAAAACCTACCATTTTGTGCTTATTGACGAGGCTCAGGAAGCCGATGAGTTTATGATTACCAAATCAATCAAGCCGATGTTGGCGTTTAACAACGGAAGTATCATGCTTACTGGAACGGCTTCCCGTAACAAGTCCTACTTCTACAAGATGATTCAATACAACAAACGGCGTGTTAATCAAAGTAGAAAAGTAATTAGGGATTGCCATTTTGAGTACGATTACAAAGTTGCTTCAAAGTACAACGCTAACTACGGGAAATTTATTGCCAAAGAAAAACTCCGCATTGGTGAAGATTCTGACGAATTCCAGATGTCGTATTGCAACCGATGGATGCTGGAAAAGGGAATGTTCGTTACTGAAGAAAGAATGGAAAGACTTTATGACCCGTCTATGCCACTGGTCAAACAATGGTGGAGAACCCCTGTAGTGGTTGGTATTGACGTTGCTCGTTCCAATGACTCCACAGTAGTAACTGTCTGCTGGGTTGACTGGG